ACCGAAGAAATTTATAAAAATTATCCAATGCTTAAAATTCACTCCGATCTTTACCATACTGATCGCAATAAAAATGAAGTTGAATTTAAGGCATACATTTCCTTCATCAACCAGCAAAATTCGGTTGACTTTTCGAAAATCTGAGTTAGCATAGTTGAACAGTTAAGGTGTAAAAAATATTATGAACAAGCCAGCATACATTGTCACCAGCAACGCAATCACGGTCATTTGGGAAGGTCAACCGTACACGGTGAATACGGATAATCCCAATTATACCGGATTGAAGAACGCTCTGCTTAATGCAGAATACGACAGTATTGGTCGGTTTCTTGATATCAAGAAGCAGATCGAAGACTTCTCGCATAACAGCATCAAGGTTGTCGCTGAAAAGGTTTATTACGGCAATTACGAACTGAAGGGTTTTGTAATTGATAAGTTGCTTGAGTTTTTGCGCTCAGGAGCTAAGGATGCTCAACCTATTCTCAATTTTATTGAGAAGCTTATGTTCAATCCTAGCAAGAACAGTGTCGATCAGTTGTATACTTTTCTTTCTTATAAGACTTTGCCATTGACTGAGACTGGCAATGTTATTGGATATAAAGGCGTTGATGCTGATTATTATTCAAAGCGTGGTAATACTAATACCATTGTTATCACTGGTACTGTAAATAAGAATGGTTGTATTCTTAATAAGGTGGGCGAAACTATTGAAGTCGCTCGCAACAGTGTTGATGATAACAAAGACAATCATTGTTCTCATGGCTTGCACATTGGCAGCTATGACTATGCAAAGGATTGGGCTGGTAACGACGGCCATCTAATGATGGTTGAATTTAATCCTTGTGATGCAGTTAGTGTGCCTACTGATTGCAACTTCCAGAAGCTTCGCGTTTCTAAGTACAAGGTCATTGGTGAAGTTCCTTTCGAGCGCGTTAAGGAAACTGAAGCTCCGCTCAATGAGCCTTATTACAACACTGAAGAAGAAATCAGCGTCGATGACGATTGTGGTTGCAATATCAGTGAAGGCCACAACTATAGCGATTCTACTTATCTCGCTATCAAGAATTACGTTGAGGGTCGTATTGAGGCTGGATTGCCTCCTACTCTCAAATCCATTCAATCCCGTCTAAAGGGTATTTTTATCACTTGTCAAGAAATCAAGGATATTTGTTTGGACCTAGAATTTACGGTTCAGGAAGATGATGATACTGCTTTGTCGAACAGTGTTGTAACTATCGGTTCAGAGTCTGATGATCGGTAATATAAAATATATGAGTGAAAAGACTGATGTTATTACACAACCAGTTGCCTTGACTAATGCAATTACTAAGGCGACTCCAGAACAAGTTGACACATTGTGGTCAATTCTAAAGTACAAGGAGATTGGCATCTACCGAAAGATTAAGTGCATGAGTTCTGTGCTTGGACTTAATTTTGATAAGGTAGTTACAGATCTCCCGAAGGACGAGACTGGTCGAATTCTTGACCATAAGACTCGTCATCTAATTCACGACATTCTAATTCAAAACTCTTAATATGAACAAGCGTTATATTGTCAGAGACCGAGATGGTGCGTATCAGTCAGCCTATAATCTTGCGCTAGGAAAGAAGCAAGCGTATGATTGGGCTATGCAGTGCGCTAAATCTGTAAACGGCGTAATTTATTATGTCGAAGGCGACATGAGTAAAGAGCAAGAAGTGTTTCGCGCTCCTGAGCCTCGTAGATTTTAATTAAAAAGGTTTGCGGTAATCCTTAAAACCGCTTTTTTTATATGGCTCATTTCGTAAGATTAAACGTATTAGATCCCGGTCACGATGACTTGGTAAATAAAACTAATAGACAATACAATCCTCAACTCATTAATTTAGATATGGTTGTTAATGTAGAACAGTCTCATATTCATAGTCTGATTTTTACTAAAAATAGTACCATGCATCCAATTAGAGTAAAAGAGAGCTTAGACGAAATTCTTAAATTATCCGCTCTATAATGAACTGCGATTACTGCGGCAAAAAAACCGCATTTTTAGAAGATTTGAATTATTGTTCTGTTTGCATAGATTGTCTTGGAGAAATTGAAGAACAAGACGATAACCCTTTTGATTTAAACAAAAAAGATAAACACAATGACTAACAAGAATAGCGATAAACTAATTAATAGATTTCCTGACATCTTTAAGGAGAATTTTTATTTTGAATGTGATGATGGATGGTTTGATATTATCTTTGATCTTTGCAAAGATATGCAACATGAAATTAATAACTCTGGTTGCCAACAAGTCGTCGCGGCTCAAGTCAAGGAGAAATTTGCAGGACTTCGGTTTTATGCGAGCGGCGGAAATGAAGTGACCTCTGCTATGATTGACAAGTATGCGAAACTTTCATCTAAAACTTGTGAAGTGACTGGCGGCAAAGGACATCTTTGCGAAAAACATGGATGGTACAAAACACTATCTACACAATCGGCAATACTGCTGGGTTTTAAAAAGTGTGAATAATTAACTTGTTTGTGACTTACAAATTCAATTTTTTATATAAAATATTTTAATGATGAATACTTTTCTAAAAAATCTTAAATCTATATTTTTAAGTGAAAATAAACAGATTAAAGAGATCGCAGATAAGCAAGCATCGTTACAAAAACAAATAGAACATATTATGTCCTCACTAACTAACCTACAAGACGCTATCACCCGCCTATCTTCAATCACTGATCAGGCCGTAAAGGTGCTAAACACTCCACATCCTACTGAAGAGGCTATTCAAGCAGCCGCAGACGTAATCAACGCTCAAGCAGATCGTCTACAAGCTGCTTCTGACAACGATTCAAATACAGTTTCTGAGTAATTATTGATATAAGCAAACAACCCACAGAGTTAAATCTGTGGGTTTTTTATTAATTTTTTCTTGGAGAAGGCGGGCCTTTTGGTCCTCTGCGAGGTGGACCCACCTTTTTGCGATCTTCAAGGGAAATTTTAGACCTTTCTTCTCTATCTAATTTTCCGTCTTTATTTGTGTCGTATTTTTTCAACATCTCTTCTCGAAATTCTTTCGAAATTTCAGGAGGTTTACGACGATTTTCCCCTTGACCGGGAGGATGATCTGGTATACCTTGGGCATTAAGTGAGAGGGTCAACGCGATAATTGATAGTAGATATTTCATATCTACAATAATTGACACGTTAAACAATCAAAAAGATACAACTTTTACATTTGCTTTACAAATTTATGAAATTACTTGATTTATTTTGCTGCGCTGGTGGAGCAAGCATGGGTTACAGCCAAGCAGGATTCGAAGTGACCGGAGTTGATATTAAAGATCAACCTAGTTATCCTTTTAAATTCATTAAAGGAGATGTAATGGAAATCCTGAAAGATAAAGAGTTTCTTGGCTCATTTGACGTTATTCACGCATCACCTCCTTGTCAGGGATATAGTAACGCTACAAAGCCTGATTCAGTCTACGTTCATTATTCTCAAGGCAAAGACACGCCAAAACTAATTGAGCCAGTTCGTAATGCGTTAATTAATACTGGTAAATATTATATTATCGAAAACGTTGCTGGCGCAAAAGAATATCTTATAGAACCATTTAAGTTAACTGGTTATATGTTTAATATGCCAATCGAAAGAACGCGATATTTTGAATGTAATTTTCCAGTTGCAGAATTAAAAAGCATTACTAAACGTGGATATTCTAAAAAATACGCCGAAGATAATGGCATCGATTATCGCGATATGAGCGTTACCGGCAAGAGTCGTCGCAAAGGCTCAATCGATGTTTGGCGCAAGGTAATGGATATGCCTTGGGCAGGTCGTGGTTGGGAATTAACTGAAGCCATTCCTCCTGCGTATACTAAATATATCGGTGAACAAATTTTAAAATATGAAAGCAATCTTAGAATTCAATCTTCCTGAAGATCAAAAGCAATTTGAAATAGCAAACCAATCTGCTGATATGTATGCAGTGATTTGTCATCTTGCTGAAAGATTAAGAAGCTACCGCAAGCACGGTAACGATTTCGAAAATGTGAGTGAAGCTCTTGACACCATTCATACAATTTTGTATGATGAACTTAACGCTCGACACATAGATATTCATGACTGACATACAAAAAGATATAGTAAAGCTATCTGAAGAATGGCACGATCTTATCAGCGGCGATCACCATAAAGATAAAGACTGTCATTGGTATATAGAAACGCGCTGGTCTTATGGCGAGCAGCCAAAATATAGAGTGTTACATCATGGATATGTCACCGATAATATAGAAATAACTTGTGTTTCTTACGAGACGGCACTAATGGAGTTAAAAACCATTTTAAAACGAGCCATTGAAAGACAAAAAGAGTTGGAAAAACTACCAAAATATAATGATTGGTAAATCCAAAGGGTTTACTCTTATAGAGATAGTATTGGCGACTACGATTTTATTATCAATAATTGCCGCGATTGTTATTAATTTTGATTCTTTTAATGGAAATAGATATCAAGAAGCGCGAGAGAATTTAAAAACATTTCTAATAAACAAACGTCATCAAGCGGCATACCATCAAAAAGATATTGAATTATCTTTCGATGAAGAATACACTATAAACTCTCTTGAGAATCCAGATGAACTTGCCGCAATAACTAACGATTTAAAAATAATAGAATCATCTGCAACAAAAATTGTTTTTTTTCTTGACGGTACGATTGAAGAGAGCTACATTATAACCAGTTCTAATGATGGAAAAGTAACTAATACTTTTCGCATAAACGTCATTGGAAAAATAGACTATGACAAATAAAGTTATAATATATGAGTATGAAATTCACTCGTAAGGGATTCTTTAAATCTATATTTGGCGGTTTTGTAGCGGCAGCAGCGACTCCATCTCTAATCAAAGCAGAAGAGAATATTCAACCGTCAAAAGATTTTTCACTTAATAATGGCAATCTTGGTATTGGAGGATCAGATAACGTTGGATTAGGAACTAGCATGCCCATTACTAAGCTCCATGTCCACGGTATTATTTTTCATGTTAATGATCGAACGCTAGAAATGAGTGGAAATGAAAAAGGCGACTTTGAAGTCAAATGGTTAGAAGTTAAAGAAAACGAAACTGATACAAGAATCATGATCAGCAAACCAACGATTGATCCTTTTAAAACACAATTTAGAAATGACATTCGATAGTCACAAAAAGAAAATAGTAATACTTTCCGATCTTCACAATAACATCGAGAAGTTCAATAAGATTATTCAGCACGAATCGGCAGACATAAATATTTGTCTTGGCGATTGGTTTGATAGTTTTAATTTGGATGATTCCGATGATTATAAAAAGACTGCTGATTATTTGATGCGATATCTATCTGCGCCGAATAACTATACTCTTTTTGGTAATCATGATCTACATTATCTATTTAATAATCACTATACTATGTGCAGTGGGTATGAAGATAGAAAGTTTTTTGCTATCGATGAAATACTAGGATCTGAGCGTCAAAATATTACCAACAAGTTCAAATGGCGTTTTTGGATTGATGACTATCTTTGTACTCATGCTGGACTGTTTTCTGATTACATAGATCCATCTGTTAAAAACAATGATGACTTGAATCTATTTTTTGTAAAAGAGATAGAACGCGCAAACATTGCTTTACGGACAGATCAAAATCATTGGTTTTATTATGCTGGCCGAAGTCGAGGTGGCCCTAAGAAAGGTGGAGGAATTGTTTGGCTAGATTTTAAACAAGAGTTTCAACCTATTGAAGGATTAAAACAAATCGTTGGACATACTTATCATAAAAATGGTAGAGTTAATCCTCACCATTTGGATGGCAACGTGAATCCAGCAGATTGCGACAATCTTTGCATTGACAACGGACTAAATGAGTATATAGTGTTCAGCAACGGTAAGTTAGAAATTAAAAAATTTTCAGATATATGATTACATCTTCTCTTATACATTTCACTTTTCGTGTATATAAGTGTATAATTCTATAATGAAAAAGATAACATATCTATGTCCGATCTGTAATAAAGTTCAAGAAACTGATAAATACAAATTTAAAATTAAGAAAACTCCATTTTGTAAAAATTGCGTAACCGTAGGCACACAAAAAGGAATAAAAAGACCTCAATTTAGTCGAGAAAATAGCGGCAGATGGGGAGGTGGAGAATATATTTCTAGTGACGGTTATAAAATGGTCAAAGTTGAAGGAGAGTTCCATGCCTCTGGAAGGCAAAAATATAAAAGAGAACACGTTGCAATTTATGAAAAATTTCTTGGTAGAGAGTTAAAAACTACTCAAGGATACCGTGGAGAACAAATCCATCATATAGACGGCGATAAACTAAACAATTCTCTTGACAATTTAGTGCTTTGTAAGGATATTACAGAACATAGAAATTTACATTGTCAATTAGAAGAGATAGCATACGAGTTAGTAAAAAAAGGTAAAATAATTTTCGATAAAGAAACAAATAAATACAAATTAAATGAATAAACATCAGAATAGCGTCGAGTTACTTGGCTACTATGGAAACGATCAGGTTCATGCGTGTTCGGCGTGGACATCAACAAGTCGAGATTTGACAGAGGATAAAGTTCAGAGAATCCCAAAGCTTCTCAAAATGCTTGCGGACGCTGGGCATCATACCCCATTTGAAAAATCTAGCCTCCACTTTCTTGTTAATTCTGATATAGCTTCCCATATTCATAAATTAAAACATAGGGTTGGCGTATCTATTAATGGAGAGTCTGCTAGGTACAAGGAGATAAAAGAAGATAAGTATTTGATTCCTAGTGATTGGGGAGATATTGAATCTACCTTTGATAAAGAAGGAGTACAAAATAGTAAATGGACTACAATACTTGAAGATTATACTCACCTTGGCAATACTCTTTATCATCAATGCGTTAAAGATCTTGAACCAACTTTAGGTCGCAAGCGAGCTAAGGAATCTGCTCGATTCTTCAAGGCTTATAATTCTCAAATTCAAGCTGATGTTATGTTTAATTGGCGCAGTTTTTATCACTTCCTTGAGCTTCGCAACAAGCCTGATGCTCAGAAAGAAATCCGAGAGATTGCTGCTGAGATGTTAAATCTAGTAAAGAATATTGAAGGCAACCCCTTCCAACATACAATCGCCGCATTTGAGCTATGATAAGTAAATATAATTTGTTCCTTGATGATATTCGCGTCCCAACCGATGTCACTTGGGTTAATATACCAGTTGATCAACATTATTCTGTTGTACGAAGCTACAAGGAATTTGTAGATTTAATAACTCTTAGAGGGGTTCCCAAGTTCGTCTGCTACGATCACGATCTAGCAGATATTCATTACGGCCACGGTTTAAATAACGATGATATTCCTTATGATTCTTATAAGGAAAAGACAGGATATGACGCAGCTAAATGGTTAGTAAATTACTGTATGGAGCGTGGAATTAAACATCCACCGTATGTTGTGCATTCTATGAATCCCATAGGAAAATACAATATAGAATCTTATATTGATTCTTATAATAAAACACTATGAGCTATCAATTACAATTTGATTTCGAAACGCTAGAACAAAAAGAAAAACGTCTTAAAGGCTGGCATGATCAACAAGTAAAGCTAAACAAGATGTTTGAAGGAAAAGCTAATGATTATTACATATATAATAAATATGTAGATCAGTTTATTGATTTTCTTCCTTATCGACTTGGATGGGGACTGAGAGGAAATTATAATGAATTGCGTTGGTGGATCAAATGCCAATACCAGAAATTCCGTTATAGAGTTTCCGATGATGAAGTTTACTCTTTAGAAACTAATATTGCTAAATATATAGTTCCTCGTTTGCAATATTTTAAGAAGAAAGGTAAAATGGGCATTCCAATGAAATTTTTGCCTAGTAATTATGACAATCTACAAGATGAAGATAGAGAAAAAGCGGAAAAGATCGGTGAAAAAGAAATCAATCGCATTTTGGATGAAATGATTTTTGCTTTTGATTATATTATCGATCCTGATAAGTATGCACCTTTTCCTAAATCGTGTAGTTCGGACATTAAAGATAAAAATTATTTCAATAGAGAAAGAACTCTTGAAGCAAAACAAGCTTGGGACGAATATACAAAAACATGCGATCAACTCGAAACTCGTAAAAAACAAGGTTTACAATTATTCGTAGACCACATGGATATGCTGTGGATATAAATGAAATTGTTATTAGCAATATTATTACTTAGCTTAGTTTATGTAATTGGATGGTATCAATTACATGGACAATTTTTATCCGAATGGTTTAAAAAATATGAATATTATTTAATATGGATAAGCGTACCATCGACTTTAATATCTATTCGCGCTATCAAATTAATTAATGAACATTTTAATGGTTTGATTTGGCCGAACAGAATATTAACTTTTACAATAGGCATAGTATTATTTACAGTTTTAACTTCTTATCATTTTGGTGAAAAATTAAACTTAAAGACGTTGACATTGTTATTTTTTTGCGCTAGTATAGTCGCACTTCAAATATTTTGGAAATGAAATTTACACCCCAACAATACGAACTGATTTGCAAAACCCGTGATGAAATCAGAGATATGAATGCCAAACAGCACGCATTATACGACAATCTAACAAAAGAATTAAATATAACTATTTACGCCGAAGATTGGCTGTTTGATTATATTTATAATGAGTATGGTTCGATAGACGATATAGAAGCGAGGATGTAATGGACTTAACTTCAGCAATCATAGGACATTTAGTAGCAGATTATCTGCTGCAATTTGATTTTATCGCTGAAAACAAGAAAAAAGATAATTACATTTGTGCGCTTCACTGTTTAATTTGGGCGAGTTGCGTATGTTTAATGGGTTCTATATGGAACCCTACAGCGTTTATCGTTTTATTTATAACACATTACATACAAGATAGATGGCAATTAATACCTTGGTACATGAGAACTATAGGGCAAAAGAATTTCACAAAACCACCTCTTGCACCGTGGTCATTAATCGTTGTTGATAACGTGTGGCACATTTTTACTATCTGGATAATATTCAAGCTATATTTAAACCAAATTTTTATTTAACTCATGATTGAACAATCTATAGAACGTCTTCGCGCATACAATAAATGGCGTACCGGAGAAGATGACCGCACGATGGATGAAGTCGGAATCCAACCTAGCCAATTAACCGCAGATATTAAAACCGTCTGTGACGAACTCGAAAAACTAATTTCAATATATGCAAGTCGTAATTAATACTTCTTATAGTAATTTTGCTATAAGTGCTGATGCTATATCACTTATTCAAAAAAAGATAAAAAACCCAAAAGCCAAGTCGCAAATAAATGCTTATTCTTTTGATAATGATAGAAGCAATCCTTTACTTGTAGAAGCTGTGCAAAAACTTGGTGCTAAAGCCAACGGTTTGTTGTATACTACATTAAAGATTGTAGAAATACCAGATGATGTTGAATGGCGGGTCGATGCAATAAATGGAAAAGAAGTTATCCGTGAAAAACATCGTATCTGGTCGTAAATGAAGTTGCGAATATTGAAACGAGCGGTTGAAACCGCGCACGCTTTATGCCCCACCAATTGGAAGAACGTAAACAATTCTCATATAGCTTTTCTTATCAAGAAAAATAAGATAGTTAAAATTGGTTGGAATAGAAAAAGAACTCACCCCAAAATCGCGAAACATCCGTATCACGATGGATACGTTGGCACTCATGCGGAGTTAGATGTCATTCTCAAATCAGGGCTTGACAATCTCGACGATCACTCTATGATCGTTCTTAGAGTTGACAGGAAAGGCCGTTTAGCTAACAGTAAACCGTGTCCCGGCTGTTTGAGCTTAATTAAGTCATACAACGTCAATGAGGTTTTTTATTCAGACACTGAAGGTAATATTGAAAAATTATCAAATTAACCTTGACTATGTCTAAGCATAGATTATTATAAACGAAATGATTAAAGATTTATATATGAAGAATATTAATGACAAGATACTTGTTCAAAGTGACGATTTAAAGTATGATGGAAAGAATATTATTATTCCATCTTATTATGTTGATACCATCTTGGACTATGTTAAAGATTACAAGCTTAATGGAGTGCCTTTGGTCGATATTGAGGATTATCAGTTGTTTCGCAATTTCTTGTATGATGTGCAAGAGTTTAAAAATAAAGGAAATTAATTTATGGGAATGTATAATAGTGTAGATTGTCATTGTCCACTGCCAATGCCAGAAGACCCAAAAGGTTATACTGGTTCGCATGGCTTTCAAACTAAAGATTTTGAATGTGCTTTAGATGTTTATATTATTGACAAAGATGGTCAATTGCTTATTGAACGTCGAGATACAGAATGGATAGAAGGAGATCCAAATGGCGAAGGCTTCCTAAGTAAAATAGGTCATTTAAAAACCATAAAGACTTGGCTTGAACCTTTGACCAATACTTGTACAATACAATTTTATGATTTTATTGATTCTAATAAGACTGATTATGATTACTTCATAACTTACGAAGCTGTATTTATTAACGGCAAAATGTCTTCAGTAAAGATTATTAATTTCGAAGCGAATGAAAACGCCAAAAGAAAGATCCGAGATGTCGAATTCGCTAAGAAAAATAAAGAAAACTATCAATTTAGACAGACTTGGAAATACAAGTATTTTGTAAAGCCGTATAATCGCAGCGTTAGTTTTATATTCTTTAAAACCATTAAAGTTTTATCTTTCTTATCTACTACGCTTTATAAGATAGAAAGAAATATCAGAATAGAATGAAAGAAGAAAAAGATTCGGCATTTCTTATTTGCGATTGTTTTAGTCATGGACTTCTTGTCGAGAAGTTCGAAGGCGAAGAAGAAGTGTGTTTGAGTCTATTTGAAAGAGGAATGGATGGCAGAATCTTAAGATGGTCAGAAAGATTAAGATGGTGTTGGCAAATCCTTAGATACGGAAAGCCTTGGTCTGATTTTATAATATTAAATACAGATAATCAAAAAAGATTAAAACAGTTCTTAGAAAACAAATGAATTATTTTATTTCTTCTTCTTTAGAAATTAGAAATACTACGCGAGGTCTTGGTGTCTTTACAAAAATACATCATTGTGCTGATGTCATAGTGGAACATTCTCCATTTAGCAGTTGTTGGGCTAGTAAATGGCAAGATACTCCTGAAAATCTTAGAAAAATTGTTTTTTCTTTTCCTAAAAACGAAGATAATTATGTTATTGCATTGGGTCACATCTCAATTTACAATCATAACGATAATAATAATGCTATATGGGTAACTACAAGTAATGGTATTTGCATAAAAACAATAAAAGAAATAAATGCTGAAGAAGAAATTTTTATTCACTACGGAGATGATTATTGGTCAGGAGGCTGGTCTAAATATTAAATGAAAACTATAACAATTACAAAAAAAGAAATAAATTACATATTAGCTTTGGCTAAAAAAAGGCACGATGCTAAATCAGATAATATAAAAAATACTGGAATATTAATGGATAGAGATCTTAATAATCCAGTCGAGAACTATTTGCCTCATTTTATAGGTATAGTTGGCGAATATGCGTGGGCCAAGCACACAAATAGATCTGTTGATGAAAATATATATGAAGTACGAGACTCTGAAGATTTTGATGGTGAGGAAATTAAAACAATAACTTATTATGGTCATGGCGAACCAGAGTTAAAAATAAAAGTTACAGAGTTTGACTCTAAAAAGCCAAAAAAATATATTTTAGCGAGAACAAATAAAGAAAAAATCTTAAAAGCGTTAACAGTAAATGCAGAAAATGCAATTGATATCGAACTACTAGGTGTTATCTCAAGAAACGATTTCGATACAAATAAAACAATAAAGCGTTACGGAGCTAAAAATCCATTGAATTATATCGTTGGTCTATCTAAAATGAACGAAGTATGAAATTCAAGAATTTCGAGGGTGTAGAATATACAGTTAATTATAATAAACCATTAGGGCGACAAAACGCTTCTGGTTTGTGCGATTCTCCAGAAATAGAAAGCCCTCAAATTCATGTTGATCCTAGGCTATTAACCCGCCGCCAATTAAACGTATTGATTGAAGAAGTATTTCATGCACACCTATTTGATTTACCAGAAAGAAAAGCCAGAAAGTTCGCCGCCAATCTAGGTAAACTTGTATATAATAAGTTTATCGCAAAAAGTAAAGAATAATGTTTTATTTTTTCCCATTTACTTGTATGATATGTACAAATAGAATATAAGTATGAAAAAATGTTTATACTGCAACGAATTTATCGACACTGAAAACGACGATTACCAAAAAGTCGGTAAAAAGATAGTTTGCATATTTTGCTACGAAGATTATGCAGATGAAATAGACAACAATCTTACAGATGATGATGAAGAAGAAGATAATTGTCGTGAAAATGAATAAATAGTGTAATATATATTAGCGCAACATAAACTGTTCAAACTTTAATCTTTTGATTAAAAAACAGCAAGACCCGAAGCGCATCAAACTTGTGTTTTGACATCGGGTCTTTTTTCGTCCCTACTCCTCACTTTTTTCAAAAAATCTTGCATAAGCCGTTGACAACCTCTAAAAACCTGCTAAAGTCATCTCGTATGGAAAACCCATCAGCTAAAAAAGGTCGTGGTCGCCCCATTGGTGCAACCTCCACTATTGAAATCACGTTGGCCGAGCTTCTTGCGAAGCTTAACAACGATGTAAATGCCACTGTTACTGTTGGCCGTGTTTGGTATGGCAAGTACAGCAACGTTCCTACAGCGTCGGTTCAGGACGGTGATTCGATTCCTCAAGATATTCTGAATCAGCTTGACGAAGAGCCTGTTGCAGAATTTACTATCTCTCAGTAATGAATCACTTCGCTGAACTTGTTGGACAAGAAGAAGTTAAACGCAAGCTTTCCTTTTATTTGGAAGCTCACGCTAAGACTGAACTTGTACCGTTTTTAAACTTCGTTGGCGCAAAAGGTTTAGGCAAGACCGCGTTTGTTCGCGAATTTGCTAAGAACATTTATAACACCACCGGAGTTAATAAGCCACTACTTGAACTAAATAGTTCTAGTATTAAATCGGGGAATCAGTTTTTTGAACAAGTTTTTCTGCCCCACATTCAAGATCAAGAAATTATTTGTTTCTTTGATGAAGCGCATTGTTTGCCAAGAGATTTTAGTTATGCTCTACTATCTATTCTTTCTACAGAGAAAGATCATGTAATAGAATATAATGGCGGCAAAAATAATTACATCTTCAATTTCAAGAAGCATCATTTTATATTCGCGACAACTGAATCAGATAAGCTATTTATTCCGTTGCGTGATCGATTGACGACGATTGAATTTGCAGATTATAATACGAGCGAGTTGAGAGAGATCTTTCAAAAGTCTTTGCCAAATATTAATTTTGATGAAGATGCTCTTTCAATGTTGTCCGAAACATCCAGAGGTAACGCACGGTCTTGCGTCCTCCGCGCTAAAGAGGTTAAGTTATATACAGATAGATACGAGATAACTGACTTCACAAAAGAAGATGCACAAAAGCTTTTCTTTATTCTTGGTATTTTACCTTATGGTTTAAATAGAATTGAATGGCAGATATTAAATATCTTGCGTAAAGAAGGTAGCTGTACTCTTTCTATGCTCGCTGCAAAAACTGGTTTGTCAAGAACCGCGATTCAGCGCGATCATGAATTGTATTTAATTCGTAAAGGCTTTATTAGTATTGATAGTATTAGATATATTACTACTAATGGATGTAAAGCTTTAGAAACTATAAAGAAATAGTGTAAGATATTCAAGTACGCTTCGCAAGCATAGATGGCGATGCAGAGGTTTTGTAAACCTCAGAGCAGAGTTCAAGTCTCTGGCGAAGCTCCAATTTTTATGAAAAGAAGTTTGTATAAAGAAGAAATCCTCAGATTAAGATCTGAGGGCAAAACAGGAAATGAAATTTCTAAGCTTCTCAAATGTTCAAGAACATTAGTTTCTTATTACATAGATCTAGGTTATCAAAAAAGCCATCAAAATCGATCTAAGACTTTTAAAAAGACTAATAGATTTGCAAAGAAAGAAGAAGTAAGAAATAAGTTTGGCGGCAAATGTCAAATTTGTTCTTATGATAAGTGTCAAAGCGTACTGAGTTTTCATCATCTTCCCGGTACAGATAAAAAGTTTACTATTTCAGATGCGATAGTAAGAAAAAGAAAATCAGATGAAGAATTAGTAAATGAGTTGAAAAAATGTATTTTGGTTTGTGCGAATTGTCACGGTGAGATTCATGCGGGGATCACAGAAATTCCAGAAGGTATCAAGAATCCCTTGACAATCAGTGAAAGTATGGTAAATTGATCGTGTTCTTTAAATGGGATTGAAGCATTAAAGTGATGCAATAGACTTTTAATCTATTGAAGAGGGAGCGTTACCCTCCAGTCCTACCATTTTTTCAGTTCTTTTAAAATTTAATATGTAGTAGTTTCTATGGGCCATTAGCACAATTGGTTAGTGCAACGAACTCATAATTCGTAGGTTGAAGGATCGTACCCTTCATGGCCCACAGAGACTATTATATATTTTTTATTAGCCCCGTAGCTTAACATCAAAAGCGTTCTCTTTATAAGGGATTGATTGTGAGCGAAAATCTCACCGGGGCTACCAAAATTTTAATTTGTTCTTTCACATCTCTCATTGAAATGTAATTCAGCATGACAGTTACGGCAAACTAATATGCATTTTTCTAATTCCGCTTTTATAACTTCTAATGAAGAGTTTTTACGTTTTGATATGCTGAAGTCTTTTTTACTTGGATCAAGATGATGAAAGTCTAAAGCTCCATCATATTTATTATAACCACATTTTACGCATTTACCTCCTTTGTATTGTACCGCTTGCTTTTTAAGTCTTTGTTGAGTTGCAATAGTATTTTTATTAGAACAGGCTTTGCACCAAGCATGAGCGTATTTATCTTCCTTAATATAAAACTCTTTAAGAAGCTCTTTCTTTTGTTGGCATTTTGGACATATCTTGTATTCAATTTCATTTTCAATAATTTTTTCTTTTAAAGCGTATCCTTGGGCAAAAGAAATACCTTTAGTTTTTAAATTGAATTTGTTAAGCCAATACCTAACATTAGTTTGACTTTTGTTCGTTGATTTTGCGATTTGGTGAGTGGAAAGACCTTGACTAACGTAGGTCTCTAGCGTAGATTTATCCATAGTTCAATTCTTATTACACTTTATTATAAGATTTGAGCTAGTTCTTTCAATAAAATTTTAGCGGTCCATTGGTCTAGTGGTTATGACACTGCCCTTTCACGGCGGAAACGAGAATTCGATTTTCTCATGGACTACCAAATTTTTCCCCTTGACAGGGGCCACAGTTTCTAGTAAATTGTGTGTGTTCTTTTAATCCCGCTGTGGTGGAACGTATACACAAGGGTCTTAAAAACCCTCGCCTTTTGGATTGCGAGGTCGAACTCGCCAGCGGGACCACTTTTGTTCTTTTAATAATTTTGCAGCAATGAGGGCAGTCGTCACTAAGACGTAGTTTGGGGTACTGGAAATAATCCGGTATATTAGACAACTGAGCGACCTGATCTGCGAATACATACAGTGCGCCCAAGTGATAATGTTTATAGTCACTTTACACTGAGAAAAAAATGGGTATTAATTTTGACCATTGGTGTATAGAATTATAGCACGCTACAAGACAGTAGGGGAGACTGAAATTGAACGAGAAGACATTTGGAAAAAAAGTACATATATGTTCGAAAGTAAATGTATTGATTTTCCATAATATATGGAACAATAGTGAAATCCTCGTATATTCGCAAGTCATGGTCATCCAGTTCTTTAAATAATTTATCTCATTAGAAGGACAAGGGGCTTCATGCCCCGTTCTTTAAAAAGACTTACTTCTAGTGGGATTTAATTTTTAAAACTATTGACAATACTATAATAGAGTATAAGATAGTTGTAGATTTTACGTTCCCGTAGCTCAGTTGGATTAGAGCAAAAGCCTTCTAAGCTTTCGGTCACAGGTTCGAATCCTGTCGGGAACGCCAATTTAAACTGATAGGTAGAATAATGGTAATTCTCAAAACTGTTAATTTTGTCGATGTTCGTTCGAATCGAACCCTATCAGCCATTTTTTAACTGGAGTATCGTATAGCAGCAATTACAGGAGACTGTAAATCTCCCGGCGCAAGCCTACGCTAGTGCAAGTCTAGCTACTCCAACTCTTTCAATACATTTTAAATCCACTCAAGTCTACTTCATTAACTTTATATCCACTACTTAATGATGTTATTGTGTTATTTACTTCAGTTATATAACTAGGAATATTTGTGCCTAAACCGGCCATAGCTCCAAATGTCATATACCAAGCACCAATTAATACCACCTCATTATTAATAATAGTAGAAACAATATTGCCACTGTCGCCGCCAATAACTGGTTCAAAATATTGCGCTCTATTAGGGTCTTTAGACATATTTATTAATGTATTTGTTGATCCATAAGTAATATTAATTAAACCATTTTCGCCAATCAAAGCTTTTCTTTCTTGATCAGAATACAACAAAGGAAAATTAATTTGCTTATCAAAGTATTTAAGATAATTAGCTGGCAACACACTGCAAACTTTTAGTGAAGAATCTACTTCTTTATCTAATTCACCAATTAATATATCAGTATTGGCGACTCGCTTTGTTTTCATGACGTTATAAACAAGTGACACATTATTATTGTTTATAAAGAAAATCATAAATGGCGAATTTGAATAAGGCACATGATTAGATAATAATACATGTTTCTTAGTTATAAGTGTTCCGCCGCCAACTCCACCAAGAGGAACGACAGCAGCGGCATATCCAGTTAGATCAAGACTTTTTGCCCAACAATTATTATTTCGGGGCCAATTATAAGGATTAGCATAAGGTGTTAATATATTCTTTTCTTTCTTATCTTTAATTAAATTATCGAAGTTAGAAGAAATATGAGAAAATAGATCTAATTTTGTTTGAACGGAAGTAACGCTAGAATTTGTGATTGTAATTTTTGTTTTTGGCGCATCATTTAAAGCTTCGTTCTTAGCTTCTGCGATTATTTTTTGAATTAAAATTGTGTGATCTGCGAGTAGTTGTTCTAAGGTTGTCATCATATTTTCTTACACCGAAAAATGCCGCTTGACAAGGGAATTTTTTTCTGCCATCATGTTCGCACGATTATGAGTGATGCAAATTTTTTCGAATTAAAGGGTCAGATCGTTAAAGAAATAACTGGTTTAGAAAAAAACAGCCCAGAAGTACATATTGTAACCAATCAAACAACTTATAAATTATATCACGAACAAGATTGTTGCGAAAGCGTTTTCGTCGAAAATGTTATTGGAGACGAGAAAGATATTCTTAATGAAGAAATAATCTTTGCTGAAGAAGATGCTGGCGCAAATGATCCTGATTGGTATGGTGACAATTATAATGATTCTCATACTTGGACTAAGTATGTTTTAAAAACTAAAAACGCCAGTTTAGAGTTTTGGTTTCTTGGCGAATCAAATGGTTATTATAATGAAAACGTTAGTATTGAAAAGATATGAAAATAGTAATTAATAAAAAACACGGCGACTTTCTTCTTAGCGAAGAAGCTGTTCTATTATATGGTGATAAGAAAGGTCTTAACATCATAGCTAAACAAGATCAAGCAATTAAAACCATTACTCATTACTTTCTAAATGAAGTAAAAAACGAAAATTTATTTGCAGAATGGGAGATCGAAAGAAATGATCCAGTTCTCGTTGAAGTTGTCGAACAGCTTGGCGATTTAGCTAATAGTTGTTATACTAAATTGAAGATTGTTGAAGTGCCTGATGATGTTAAATGGTATATTCACAATTATTACGGGAATGAAGAAGTCCATGAAGAGCATAGAAAGTGGTCCTAATAATATGAAATACAGATGCGTCTTTTGTTGCAAAGATAGTGCAGAAATTCCTTG